AATAATGGAAGTTGCAGTATATATTGTAACAATATTTTTGTGTATATATGTATTATTTTTATTATATTGTATACTATATTTTATTAGAACTTATAGATCTTTAGAAAATGAATATAATTTAATATAAAAACGAATATTAATATTATAAAATTAATTGTTTTTATACGAATGTAAAATGGCTTTTAGTCAACCAAATTGTGGTTGTAATCCAGTAAATGGTTATACCGGATGTGATTATCCGTGTCCGTGTACTGGTGATGACTACTTTAAAGCACTACAATGTGCTTGCAATACTACGCATGGAGCAAATTGCGCTGCTGTGACTACATATTGTGGAGGTATAAGTTGTGTAATATGTATAATATGTCTTATTGGATCAATATTTCAAAGTTATTCTGAAAACAAAAATCTTAATAATGATCCAAATATAAGTAAACAAGAAAAAAGTGGAGCTGAAAAATAAATTAAACAAATTATAAAAAAACGAATAAATTAGTTCCATACTTTTTTTCTTATTTGAAAAAATTATGAATATATTCTTTCTTCATAAAAATCCTAAATTATGTGCGCGATATCATCTTGATAAACATGTTGTCAAAATGATATTGGAAACTGCACAAATGCTTTATTCAGTTCATTGGTATAAAGAATTAGAATTACCTTTAGATGCATATAAGAAAGCACATATTAATCATCCTTGTTCTATATGGGCAAGAACTTCCGTAGATAATTATATATGGTTATGTAAATTAGGTCTGGAATTATCTAAAGAATATACGTTTAGATATGAAAAAATACATAAAACACAAAAACATATTGAATGGTTATTTAAAAACATACCTGAATTACCAAAAATAGGATTTACTTTACCCGCTCAAGCTATGCCTCAAGAATATAAAGTTCCTGAGAATTCTATTGAAGCTTATAGACAATTCTATATTAAAAATAAAATTTTAGAAAGAGGTATTAATAAATTTACAAAGAGATCTATACCTAAATGGATCTTAGATGAAATCTAAATAGAACCTAAATGGAACATTTTTATTTGTTAATGTTTTTAACAAATAAAAATGGATGGTTCTAACGTGATTTGAACACGTGTTTCAGGTGTCAAAGACCTATGTACTGACCAACTATACTATAGAACCTCCACATTTATAAATAATATTATTTTGTGTAAATGGATATTAATAAAAACGAATACTTAATTTTAATTTAAGATTTGTTATTATATAAAAACATGAATCCTAAAGAATTACGAAAATTATATAATCATTCTTTATGGCCATCACCAAGTGCTGTAAGATTTTGTAAAGAAACAGGATTAGATAAAAATCATAAACCTAAAAAAGATTCAATTGGAAGGTATAAAAAACTTACACATTTAGAAGCTTTAAAATTAATTAGTTCTAAATGTAAAATTTCAATAGATGAATTACTTAAAACTGATAAGAATATTATAGTTAAAAAACTAGATCTTGTTTTAATTAGAGATATTAATGATTGTATTAAATATTGCCCATCAAATTATTATTAAAAACGAATAAATGTTTTTTTAAGTTAATTGTTTTTTAAAAAAAATGCAATCAATTAGTAAATTAGGTTTACAAAATTTGAGATTGAATTATCAAAAAGAAATTACTTATAAAAGAATTATTAGTATTGTTAAAGATATTTATGATGATGTTATTAAAACAGCAAAAGAAACTTTGGTTACTTCGTATACTAGACGGTTATATGATCAATATGATATATACAACATTGATGATTCAGCTTATGAATTTCACAAAGAACATATAGATGAAATTATAAAAGAACTTAAATTATTATTTCCTGATTCTGAAATTTATTATGGACATAAAGTTCAAGATATTGATCATCGAGTATATGAAGTTTTAGTTAAAGTTCCTAATATAGGATATTTATCTGAACTTTCATTTATTAGAATTAATTGGACTTAATACTAAAATTTTATAAAAAATGGATAAATTTTTAATAAAATATTTGTTTTTTTTTAAAAAAATGAGCGATATATGTTATAATAATATTAAAGAAAAACACGTTTATTTATTAAATAATGAAGAAATTTATATTACAAATAAACATATAGGTAAGGTTTATTGTTTATATAACAAAGAAGAAATAGAAGAAAGAATTGTTTATTATTTTATTAAAAATAATCGAACTTTATATTCTGATTTATTTAAAAATCTTTTAATTACAGAATTAATTTAATTAAAAATGGATATTTAATTTTTTTTCTGAAATAGGAATTTCAATGGAACCTTTATTTTATTTAACTCTTATAGGATTTTGTTGTATAACAATAATAACAATTTATTGTTATATTAAATTAATAAATTCGCTTCGACCAAGATATACGGAAATTTAAAAATGGATATTTAAGAACTTAAATGTTAGAATTTTTAACTTATAAAATATGTTTGTATCATCAGATAATTCTAAATGGAATATTATGCTAGCAAGTGAATTATGTCAAATTCCGATATGGAATGGAAATAGAACTATAGATGAAAATCATATTACAAGAATTGAAAGTGATATATCATCTCTTAAACATTTAAATTTAAATCCTTATAGAGTTGCAATTATTGAAGAAGATGGACAAGAACATAAATTTATTATTGATGGACAACATAGAGCTACAATATTAGTTAGAAATTTAGAGAAAGTTAAGAGTGAAGATTTTAATGTTATGGTTTTACAAAAAAAGTATAGTAATGAAACTGAAATAATCAATTATTTTAAAATCTTTAATGCTACAAAATCAATTTCATGGAAAGAAGATCCAAATTTAGTGGCTAATAAATATGTTGAATTATTAATTAAAGAATTTAATAAAAAATCTCAACTTATTAGAGCAGGTAGAACTGCTAAACCGTATTTATCGTCTGATCGTATTCGTGAAGCTTTAATACAAAGACATGTAGTTGATTGGAAAACAACACCTGAAGAATTTGTTTTAAGATGTCGTGAAATTAATGATCAACAAATTGAATTAATTGATACAACAACTTTAAATAATAGAAGAGCCAAAGAACTTGGATTTGTTCTTGGTATTCTGGATTTTAAATGGATGTAAAAAATGGATTAAAATACTTTTTATATTCCAAGTAATTAATTATTATATGGATTCAAAAAATTATTCATATTCAAATATGTCAGTTGAAGAATTTATAAATAGTACTATTAAGTTTAATAATGTAATTGAAATAATTAATAGTTGTAGAACACAATCTGAAAAAGGAAGTATTTATGAAAGATTATGGGATATTTGTATTAATTTTGGATTTTGCAGTACCTTCCAAAAATCTGAATTTACTTATATGACCGGTAATTTCAACAATGGAAATCTGAAACCACTCACTACATTCAAAAATTATTTAACTGAAAAAGTTGTGAGTGGCAATTCAAGCGGATGTTCTGATATATCTTTATTCAATAAGCATATCAATACATTTACATTTATCACTTCTAAATATCCTAAAAGTAAAGATGATATTACTAAACAAAAATCGGTTGCTTATTACGAGGTTCAAAATATAATATCAGTGATTGATGCGAATAAACATATTTATCCTAATTTTAAAATTTGCTTACTTGTTCCTGACAAGAAAACAGTTTTAGAAAAGGTAAAAAATGCCAATAAATCAAGTAATTATATTACTATGTATATGAATGAAGAAAACATCTTGGATAAGAATGATTTAAATAAGTGTTTCTTACTATTTAAGGCGGATATGCTTAAACATATGAAAAAAAGTAAAAATGGTAAAATTAACTATGATGAAATCTATTTATCACCTAAATGTAATTTATCTTTAAGATTTCATCAAGAACTTATTACACAAAAAACATCTAATCTTATTGAAGAAGGATATAAATCATTTCTATGGGGATGTAAGTGTAGAAGTGGTAAAACCTATATGTTTGGTGGTTTAATTATCAAACAATTTGAAATAAAACAAAAATTAAATGTTTTGATTATTACCCCAGCACCAACAGAAACAGCGCCACAATTTACGGATGACTTATTTAACAAGTTTAAAGAGTTTGAAGAATTCAAGATACATCATATTGATGGATCTAAAAACATTGAGGGTTTGGAATTGGATGATAGTAATATATTCGTTATGTCTAAACAATTATTACAGAAATATGTAGATGATAAAACTATTATGCAAATTAAGAATTTGAAATTAGATATTATCGGATTTGATGAAAATCATTTTAGTGGAACAACTGATTTATCTAAATCTATTTTAGATTCTTACTCATCGGAAAATACAATTAAAGTATATCTAACTGCAACTTATAATAAACCTTTGCGAGAATGGAATATTCATGAAAATTGTCAAATGTATTGGGATATTGAAGACGAACAAATCTGTAAAAGTATTTTGGTAGATGGAATAAATATTGATAAATTAAAAGAAAAACATGGTGATAAAAGTGTTAATGAAACAGTCAAATATTTTACTGAGAAAGGATTGTCTATCAACGATATATTTGAAGCTTATATAAAAATGCCCGACTTATACTTGATGTCAAACATGTTTGATAGCAAAAGATACGATGAAATTAAAGATAAAATTATGGGTAGTAAATATGGGTTTTGTTTTGATGTATTATTTGCATTAAATAAAGAAAAAACAAAGTTTCAATTTGTAAATGAAGTAAAAACTATTCTACGATTTATATCAGGTTCAAATAAAGAAGTAGATTTCAAAAATGGAGATAAATCCATGTTTTCACGAATTCACAAAATATGTTCAGAGAAAGAAACACGCACACCCTTTACACAAATCTGGTTTCTGCCAACTGATAATATTAATGAGATTTCAAAATGTCTAGAGCAACTAATGAAGGAAGATAATATTTTGAAAAAATATAATGTATTATGTATTAATCGTAAAAATAAAGAATTAGCAAAGGATATTAAGGAAGATATAACAAAACAAGAAAAAATAGCAAAAGCAGAAGGTAAATCAGGTTTGATTTTACTAGCAGGAAATATGTTAACATTAGGAATCACGCTAAATATGTGTGATGTAGTAGTTTTAATGAACAATACTCTTTCGTCAGATAAAGTTATGCAACAAATGTACAGATGTATGACTGAAGGATATCAGAAGAAAATTGGATTTGTAGTTGACTTAAGTATTAGTCGTGTGCTTAATACGTGTGTAAATTATACAATATATAAGAATGATAAAAGTGCAGAAGATAAAATAAGGTATATAATTGAAAATCATTTAATTAACATTGACGCGGATATGATGGAACAAAAAAAAATAAATAGTGATGCAATAGTATCTAAATTAATGGAAATTTGGAAATCTGATCCAATTAATAATTTCAAATCTTTATTACGAAACTTGGAGAATGACTATATAAATTTTGATACATCAATGCAACACATTATAAATAAATCATTTGCAAGTTCATTAAAAGATAATAAGGTGAATACATCAATTGTAATGAAAAATGAAGATGACGAATTACAAGAACTACCATCTGGCAAAGAAAAAATTAGAGATGATAGTGAAAATTCAGAAAAATCAGAGAGTGGCAGTGTAGAAGAAAAAATGGGGAAAGAAGAAATTAAAATCTCAATTACCAAAGATGTACTGCCTTATGTTATTCCGTTGGTTTGTATACTAACAATTAAAAATTCTAACAAAGATTTCGTTAAGATGTTAAATGATATTCAAGAAAATCCAGAATTATTGGATATGTTTGATGATATGTGTTTAACTTGGTGGAATAACAAAAATTTAATAGATCTTATAAAAAAAATAGTTTCAGAAAATTTTGATAGAAATTCTAATACATATAATATATCTATTCAAATTAAGATGGAATTGCAAAGTTTAATAGATCGTCCAAAAGAGTTATTAGAATTGATTAATGAATGTTTGAAGCCAAAAGTAATTGAAAAAAAGAAATTTGGAGAGGTCTTTACACCGATGAGTTTTATTAACAATGATATGTTAAAAGATTTAGAATCATACTACACAGAAAAATATAATAAAAATATCTTTGAAGATGAAACTTTAAAATGGGGAGATACTACAGCAGGTATGGGTAATTTCCCAGTCGTAATTTATTATAAGTTGATGGATGGATTAAAAGTTAAAATACCAAATGAGAAAGATCGAAAGAAACATATTTTAGAAAATATGTTATTTATGGCAGAATATAACAAGAAAAATTGTTTTATAATTAAGCAAATATTTAATATAAATAATGAACTAAAACTTAATTTATATGAAGGTGATTCTTTACAATTAGATATTCAAAAAGAGTTTGGAATTACTAAATTTGATATTGTAATTGGTAATCCGCCTTATAATGAAGAATTAAAATCAACAGGAGCAAAAGCATTATATAACAAGTTTGTAGAGTATTATATTGAAAAATGTAATTTGTTATGTTTTGTAATACCGTCCCGATGGTTTTCAGGTGGTAAAGGATTAGATAGTTTTCGTAAAAATATGTTAGAACGAACTGATATCGTCTATATCAAACACTTTGATGATGCATGTGAAATCTTTGGAAATACAGTTGATATTAAAGGAGGTGTAAATTACTTTCTCAAAGATACTAACCATAAAGGTCATTGTAAATTAAATGGTTCAATTACCAAATTAAATAAATATGATGTACTTGTTGATGGTAAATTTCATGCTCTTATTGATAAATTAGTAATATTTGATTCAATCACAACATTATATAAAAGTCAGGATTATCATAAAATACAAACAAATGATAAAAGGTTAGGATCAGAAAATAAAAAAGATACTATTAAATGTTATGTATCATCACAAAAAGGATTTGAAAAATACATTGACAAGAAAGAAATTAAAACTGATATATCAAAATATAAAGTTATTACTCCGGATGGGGCATTTACAGCAAATAGTGGATTTGGTAATACATTTATTGGAAATCCTAATGAAGTTCATTGTAAAACATATATTTCATTTGAAATAGATACTGAGATTGAAGCAAAATCATTATTAAGTTATATGAAATGTAGATTACCGAATTTCATGTTATCAATACGAAAAAACTCACAACATACAAGTGCATCAACATGTAAATGGATACCCTTACCACCATTAAATAAAGAATGGACGGATGATGAAGTTTATAAATATTTCAATTTATCAGAAAAAGATATTAAATTAATTCAGGAAACAAATATTATTGGTTACAAAGATATTATAAAATCAAAAACTCAAATAGAAGAATCTATAAATGATGATTCTATTGAAGTTAAAATTGAATCAACAAAACCTAAACGTAAACTAAAAAAATAGTTTAAATATTATTTTTTTCAATAAGAATTCCAATAAACTTTACTTTCGCCACGATAATATTGAAGACGTAAAAGTTTATTTAATTTAAATTTCAATTCCATAGATTTATCAGTATTTTTTACCATAGCATTATTTAATACTTTAATTTGATCTTTTAAATAAATCAGTTCGTTTCTAAGAATTTCAACATCCATATCTTTTTTAACAGGTCTAGAACAACAGAACATTTTTTTATTATTTAATATTTTCATATGTTTAATAGGTATTCGTTTTTTAAAAATATTGGTTTTAATATATTAATATTTTTAATTATAAAATGTCAGAATATGTTTATGTTCTAGAACTTAAAAATAATAAATGGTATGTTGGAAAATCTCTGAATGTTCCAAAACGTTTTCAAGAACATTTAGAAGGTAAAGGTTCATCGTGGACTAAAAAACATAAACCTGTAAGGATTATAGAAGTAAAACTTATTATTTCGCAACATGATGAAAATAATTTAACAAAAGATTATATGAAAAAATATGGAATTCAAAATGTTAGAGGCGGTTCTTATACACAAATAGAATTATCGCCTGAAATTACTGATGTAATTCAAAAAGAATTTAATGGAAATGCCGATAAATGTTATAAATGTCAGAAATACGGTCATTTTGCTAATAAATGTACTGAAGAAACAAAAGAAAAATCTGAAGAAGAATTAGTTTGGGGATGTAGTTATTGCGATAGAGAATTTGATACAAGATTTGGTTGCATGATTCATGAAAAATCATGTTCAACTAAAACAACAACTAAGAAAGGAGGATGTTATAGATGTGGTCGAGATGGCCATTATTCATCCGACTGTTATGCTTCAAGACACGTTAAAGGTTATGAACTCTAACTCGTTTCATTTATAATTTTTACATGTATAATATCATCATCTTCATCATCTTTTCTTGATATAAAATAGTTTAAGAATTTATAATTAAATCCTGAAAATTTCCATTCAAATAAACCATCTTTTGAAATGTTTAATAAATCTTTAATATCTTCATTAATATTTAATAATTCATGTCTATCAACATATTGCCTATGTTGACGTGAACCATGATATAAATGTTTAACTTCAATATTTTTTAAATATGTTATTCTTGGTAAACTAAGACAAAACTTTTCATATTCTTTTTGAATAGATTTAGGAATTGATTTATAATTTTTAGGTATTGTTTTATTCATCCATTTAATTACTGATAATGCATCGCCACTACCTGATAAAGCATAATCAAAAAATCCTGTTTTATTATACCATTCTCTACGAAATGCCCATCCAAATCCAGGATGGTATTTTGAATCATATGTTCTTGAATCCATATGTAATACTGATTCTCTTGTCATAGTAATATCTCCATTTGTATCTAACCAATGACATTTATCAAATACTTGAACAACGTCATTAGTATTTAATAACTCGGATGTTTTAGTGTACCATTCATCACTATTAAAAATAATATCAGCATCTAAAAATACTAATTTCTTAAATTTTGATGGAATTTTACGTTCTAGAATTCTACATAGATTTTCTTTATGAAACATTATAGATTTTCCATATATATGAAAAGCGTTTAAGATTTCAGGTTTTCTTCCTTCATATACTAATTCTAAAGTAAATATAGGTAAATTAAGAAGATGTTCTTTCATACTAAAATAATTTTTAATTATATTTTTAGATTTTGTTGGATTGAATATTATTAGGCATATTGCCATATCCTTGGATTGACATAAGCCCATTTATATAGTTATATTTATCTAGTGTAATAAAAACGAATTATTTTACACAATTTACAATTATTATTACTAAAAAAATACAACATGGATTCAGGTATTGATGAAGTTGAAATTGCATGTAAAAATGTGGTTGCTGCTCATAAATCAGAAATTAAGGACATGCAAGAACAATATGGTTATTTGGTAAAAATGTTAGATTATGAGCAGAAAGAGAGGAGAGATACAGAAGATAACTTATTTGCGCTGGAAGATAAATTCTCTTCTTTGGAAGAAGAGAATAAAAAATTAAGAAGGTGGATTACATTCTTAAGAAGGTCACGCTATACTCTTGGCGAAGTTGAAAAAATTTATATGCATGGTCTTATGTCTCATAAACCAAGAAAGGAACCGAAAATTATTGGAAACTCTCTTGATAGAATTAATAAATATAATAGATTATGTGGTAAACGTTAAACACTACGAATAAATTCCCATTTTAAATACTCACATATTTTTTCCCATATTTGATCATGTGAAATTAATCTGTCTCTTGATTTAAGTAATGGAAAGTATATTTTATATTCATCTAGCTCAAGTAATTCAAAAAACTTATAAAGAATATACGAGTAAGATAGAAAGTTTGTTCTATCATTTGGACAATACATAAGAAACGGCGCCTGAATATCTTGAAACATGGCTCTAATCTTCTCTTCAATCTCAGGAGTTATAGTTGGTGGAGGATTGCCATTTAATCTAGAAACAATATGCGCCGCGTGTTCGTAATATTTACTACGATTTAATTTCTTTAAGATTTCCCTAATATCTTTTTCACCAAGAGAAGCAATATTTTGAATTCTGCGTTTTTTAATTTCACATACAACTTCATTCATAATTTCATCAGGTATTATAGTAGATTCTTTAGCTTGAAATTGATTTAGAATTTCATTTAAATGATTGATTTTTTTATAAGCATAATTATTACGTTCTTTTGGTGGATCTCTAAATCCAGCAAAATCATTAACTACCATTAAAAATTCTTCAGATCCACATTTAGGACATATTAATATACCTTCAGATGAATGTTCTTCTCTTGCAATATTACAATTTGAACAATGTTCAATATCAATATTATTAGTTGATTCTGATCCATCTGTTAATTTTTGTCTACTTAAATATTCATCAAATATTTGTTTACGTGATTGTTGACTTGATGTATTAGTTTGTTCAGTAGATTTCAAGAATTTCATGAACGTATTCGAATTATTTCCTGCAGAAGTATTCAAACATGTTTTAATATTTGAATCTTCACTATAATATTTCAAGAAAATATCTGAATTTTTTAAATAATAATCTTCTAAATTATTATTTTTAATTAATTTTAATTTCAAATTTTGAATTTGTTTATATATTAATGATAATTCTAGGGAATTAGATGTATTATTCAATAAAGATTCTAATTTTTTAATTTCTTCATTCATATCTTTATGATCTAAATTATCTTCTTTTAATTTTGAAAGGACTTGTTGATGTACAGAATCTAAAGTTCCACCAATAAGTTCTTGTTTTGAATTATCTCTTGATTTTTTAATCCGAAATGTCGATTCTGTCATTTTTTTCTTATGTTATTAACTATCAATTCACTTAAATACTTCTTAAATATATTAATGAAATTAACGCAAATAATTCAGGAATAAGAGAATTTGAACTATTTGTAAATGATTCTTTTGTTCCTCCACCCGAAGCAATACATATTTTTATATCTGCTTTTTGACATAAATCAGCATCAAAGTCAGGACTTAATGATGTAGTTAAAAAATGTGATTCTGAGCCGTTATTTGTTGTTGGACATGAATAACATTCACATGATGGAACAGAATCAGCTTGTAATGAAGCAAATAATGTTGTAGGATTTAATCCACCAATATCTTGAATCATTCCTGGAACTAAACCATTAAAATCTGATGCCAATCCACCTAAATCTCTTCGCATACTTTCAGGTAAAGCTTCAGCTGCATCTGTAACATTATTAATATAATTAAATCTTGATTGTGCAGAACCATCAGATGCTTTACATGATCCACCTGTATTAACAAAAAATCTATTTCCTAAGGCAGGACCACTAATTAAATTTTGAACATATGTTATTATTCCACCTGTATTTCTTGCTAATTGAGAAATTGTTCCATCACTTCCAATACCTAAAGATGAAGGACTTTGTACACTATCAACATATGAATATGATGGTCCCATAATTTGAGAAGTTGCTGTTCCTCCACCTACAGAAGACCATATAGAATTATTACCAAGAGATGCCATCTTATTTATTAGCTAAGAATTCATAAATTTGTTTACGAAATTCATTATTTTGTAATATACATGGTCTTTGAGACATAACAGATTCTTCCATTTTTTCAATATCAAAACCCAGTTCTTTACATACATATGTTAAAGCTAAAAATCCACTACGATTAATACCTAATTGACAATGAACATATACAACTTCAGATAAAGGTTCACTTAAATATTTATTTAAAAAATATCTAAATTTTGGATACCAATCTAATATATTAACATTTTCACCATCATAAGCTTCAATACAAACATAATTAAAAGGATATTGTTCTCTATACCATGAAGGTGAATATTCATCAAATGAACAATTAATTACATGAGTAATATCATACTTTTGAATAAATTCAGGAGTTAAAAATTCACCAGCACCAACTAAAATACAAGGATGAAAAAAAGCACATGAGTCCTTTTTGTATCCTTGTGAACCAAATCTTAAATGTTCAAATTTTGAATTCATATTATTATTAATAATTTCCTAATATTAAAATAGAGCATTAAACACAGCATTTAAAACAAAAGTTATTAGTAGAGCAGCACCACCTAATACTGCAGCACCAGTATAAGATACTACTCCACCTGATGTATAAGAATTAGGAATATATTGTAAAATTAATGTACGCGGCATACTTAAAGAAATTGTTACAGCAGCTAAGAAATATGAGAAATATGATAATAATCCTTTAATTGAATAACGTAAAATACTAACTTGACCAGAATAATCAGGAGCAGGTTTAGTTGACATTGTATTTATAGGTGATATAAAAGGATCACCTCCGCCTGTAACCATAGGAGCAAATGCAGGTTGTTGAGAAGGAGCATTACCTAATAAATCAGATAAATCAGTTGCGTCCATATTTTATTTTATTACTAAGTTAATTAACATGTAGAATCTTCAACGCGATATTTGAAACATTTAGAATTAGCTTTAACGATTTTATTTTCAAATTCTATAGGTTCTAATGCAAGAACTTTTTGAGATTTTATAGGTTTATGGAACATCATTATAGCTAATCCAATACCAATTAAAAAAGAGAAAAAGAATTCACCTTTAGGATTATTCAAAACTTTTTCTATCATTTGTTTCCTATTATTACATTCAGAGAAATAGCATCAGGCGAACATTCAACTTCTTCTGAAAGGATTTTTATACAACCTCCATGCTTAGTATGATAAATTTCATTATCTTCAGGTATGGGAACAAAAGGAATTTTACGGAATGGAGGATTGAATATAGATACAATAAATAATCCACATATAAATCCTATAAATACCCAATAAATTAATATCATATTCCTTATTTATTATTTAATAAAATGTATTGTTGCCTCCATCCAAAGTAATTCTTCTTACTGATGGACCTAGACCACTTAATGTTGTAGTTGTTATAGGAGAAAGGACATTTATACTATTATATACTCTAGATCCTCCACTTGATGCCGTACCACCATCAAATGTATGTAATTGTGATCCTAATACATCTCCACCGTCAAAATTAAATATACTTGGTGGATTAGTGTAATAATTAGGAACAGAAGGGGGCAAACTATTATATACTCTAGATCCTCCACTTGATGCAGTACCACCATCAAACGTATGTAAAGATCCACTTACATTTCCACCATCATAACTAAATATAAAAGGATAATTGCCATCAAATGAATTTCCTGTTATACCTTCAATACCTCCGCCATCATAAATATGTTCAATTGTTAATCCATCGTAAACATTACTATAATTTGTATAAGGCGATCCACCATCAAAAACACGGAATATAAGACCACCATCATAAATCTTTGGACCTGATGCATATGGTGTACCACCATCATAAATTAAATATCTTATTTGAATTTGTGGACTAGGTTTACAACAACTTAATTCTTTATCACTAAAAGCAATTTGTTGAGGATTTATTGCCGGACATGGAATAATGCCATTATAAAGATTATTAGTTGTAACAATATGATTTTTATATTGAATTTTAGTAGATTTTGCAATAACTTTAGATCTTATTGATGCAATATACCTTGCAGTAGTACTCATCTTACTTCTTTAATTTACGTTTAGGTTTTATAATTATAGGTTCCACTTTTTGTTGTTCTTTAAGATCATTAAAAGATTGACGCGCTTGATCGATCGCTAAACCCCGATATACCACCTCTAATTTCAATTTGAGGATCTTGTCCATATTGTTCATTACTCGGAACATTTTTTACGGCCGAAAGCCATGGTAAAGCTTGATATTTAATATGTTCTTGTTTTTCTATTTGTTTTGGATTATAAGATGAATATAAAAAATATATGAATGAACTTAATACTAATCCCAGAGAAATTATATTAAATCCAAATGAAAACCATGAATCGCTATTCTGTCTAGCTCTAATTAAATTATGTTCAATTTTTGATGAATAAGAATCTTCAACTAAATTAAACATCTCTATTAATTTATAAGAGATTAAGATGTCTGCTACTATCGCAGCATTATTGGTAGGTACAGCTGCAGTTGGTGGATTTGGTTTATATGCTGGATCTTCATCATCTACTACAATTCCTACTAAAGAAGAAGCTTTAGAAGAAGTTGCGAAAGTAGTTGAACAAGAAGATGAACCTTCTCAACCTACACCAGAACCTGAATCTATTACACCACCATCTACACCTGTTCCTGAAGCACTACCTGAACCAGTAGTACAAGGTGGTGGATCTTTACAAAAACAAGATGGTGGATTTGGTAAACCTACATGGGCACCTTTGAATTCGGGCGATTCATTACAATCAGCAATGGGCATAACAAAAGATCAAATAGGTTCAACTGGTTCTTCTTTATTATCTAAATGGACAGGAGCAAAAACTGCTGAATCTATTCAATTAAAATTAAAAGAAATTGATGATCAATTAAGAGTTTTAAAAGTACAAAAATTTAATACAGAATCAGATATTGTTTCTAAATCTACAGGTCTTGAACAAATACGTACAGAATATTTAAAAGCTTTAACAAATAAAACTAAATTTGAAAAATTTGGAATATATTATGATCGTGAATTATCAAAATTATTAGATCCTAAACCTACAGGATCTGACGGTTCACTTAAATCGATTGTTGAAAATAAATTTCCTAAAAAGAAAGATGGGAAAACGTTATATCCGAAAGCAGGCAAAGAGAGCGAAACAAATTTTGATAAATGGTTAGAAGAAGCTCATAAACATTTTAAAACCCAACCTGATGAACCTGCAGGAATAAACCCAAAAGATGATGAAAATAAAGATGCTTGGTGGGCAAGAATAGGTAAAGAAACATCATCAGTAAATAAAGAACCTAGAGATATCGAAAGTAGTTTAGAAACTTTATTAGAAAAAAAAACTAAAAATACAACTTTATTAGAACAAGCTATTCAAGATGAACAAGAACAAAAACCTTTTTATGATGAATCAATACAAAAATTAAAGGATCTTAGATTAAAATTACAAAATACTTTGAAAAAAATCAAAGAACTTTTAGATACTCGTGAATTAGTATTAGTAGAATTATCTAATTATGAATTACCTAAAGGTATGTTTGAATCATTTATAAAACAAAAACCTATTCAAAAACCTTTATTATTACCTACAGGTCAAGAACGTGATAAAATTTTTGCACAAATTAAAGATTTAGAAAAACAACTTAAAAATATCGAAGAACAAATAAACGATGAAATAGATTTACAATTAAATAAAAATCCTAATTGGAAACCTAAAGATGACAACAAATCTGATGAATATAGTAAATTAGTTAATAAACAAATAGAATTAAAAGATCAACGAGATAATAAAATTTTAGAATTAGAAGGTAGATCTGAAAAACAGAAAGAATTATTAGAATCTTATAGAAAAAGATTTGACAAATCTTTAAAACAAGAAGAAACAATTAATCCTATAGAACAAGCAGAAGAAGCTAAAAAAAAAGCTAAACAATTGGAAGAAAACATTGGAAAAAAACTGAAAGAACACCAAGAAATAAGAAAAAAAGAAGAAAAACAACTACCGACAGGAGCATCGGCACCACAACAGATCGCAATAAAAATGGAAGGTGGTAATCCTAAAGTAGAAGGACCATTTAAAGGTGGATCTATTTCTGATATTCAAAAAAAATTAAAGGCATTATATGATATCCCTGATCCAAATCCTTATAATAAAAAACTCGGAGCATGGGCTGCAGGTGAAGCAAATGGTGATAATGAATTCTTTTACATCATGACGGCTGATAATTCAAAAATTGTAGGTGCTGTTCGTATTTGCAATTCAACTACTGGAACATTTCCATTAGAACTTGGAATGGATTTTATTGATCCAGCATTTCGAGGTAGAGCATTATATAGACCTCTATTAAAAGCTAGGTTAAAACACATTATCGATAATAAAACTTCTATGTATGTTGCATATACAGAATTTGACAGATTAAAAGATATTCATGTAGAACTTGGTATGACACAAACTCCATCTACAAAGGTTACTATTAATGCTACTGAATATTGGAGATTGGAATATAATCGTGATCCAAGAACGTTGGTTGTAACAACAAGATTTCCAGAAAAAGGGATTTGCTCAGGAATTGCAATAGGAAATGATAAAATAAAAGAATTTGTGTATACAGCAACACATTGTTTACAAGTTCCTGGAACCAATCATGCTCTTCCCATCAATATCAAATATCCCTCTCTAGTCAAACCTAACACTAATCCCAAATTTCCAAGACCAGAGTTTTTTAATGATGCTGACGGTGCAATACAGTGGAATATTCCAGTTAAAACATATCAACCACCAGCTCCAGCACAATTATTACCGCCTGAAAGTAAAACATATACAGAAGATGTTGATGATGTTGCAGTATTAAATACAACAGTACTTCTAGATACATCAAATGTATTTTTTTTTGATAATGTTGAAGATATACCCGAAAGATACGCTATGAAAAAATGGGGATTCGATGAATGGGGTGATACTACAATAGATACAGAAGAAAATGTTCAAGCTTATATTAATGATCCATCATTTGCGCACTCTGATTTAGATAAAAACTACCCAGATTGGAAAACAAATAAAAATAAATATTTTAGATTGTTAACTAAACAACTTAGGGGAGGAAACTCTGGTGGACCACATGGTGTTTTTTTTAATAGAACTACAGGCGTAGTAGGACCTAACGAAAAATGTTATGCTATTGTTGGAACTACTTCAAATGGTAGAGTAATTATATCGGCATCACATTGGATCACATGGCTAATAAGTTTGGGAATTCAATTAAATATTGCACACTATAATGCCAATGGCACAATCACAATTGTACAACCACCGCCAGCACAAGCAGAAGCACCGCCATCACCATTACCAGCAGCACCTGAACCAGCAGCACCGCCATCACCATTACCAGCAGCAGCACCTGAACCAGCAGAAGAAGAAGAACTTCGTCCAGTAAAATATAAAAAAAAATTTATTGCAGATGATAATTTTATTTATGAAGGAAAACAATATAACGTATCTAAAATTATCAACAGTGATTTTGAAGATGATACAATGGAAATGATTGTAAAGGATGATACTAATAAATTTTATAAAGTTAAATTTAAACCAAATAGAGAACTTGATTTTTTTAAAGAAATGGGATTAGGCAGTTCACGTAAAAATCATTTAACTCGTAAACAACAATGGACACGTTCAAAACCTAGTCGATTTAAAACACATCGTATATATTGATTACATTCACAATCACATATTTGAATACCTTCTTTTCTTGTTGCCATAATTAATCTTATTAGTTCATAATGTTCTTGAGGTGTTAATGTATTCATACACACTTCAAGATTATTATTTTTATACATTAATGATTCTCTAATTAATTCCATATTAATTTAATCAAATTTAATATTCTTAAATGGAATTTAAATACTATTTAAAGGTTGAGTATAAGGATTCTTTTGATGAGCATCTAAGATATAAGAACTATTACGTTGTAAATGAATATCTTGTTGTAAAGGTTCATTATACTTAAATGAACCTAAATGTTCAATATGTCCATTAATAATTTGTCTAGGTACATTAAATCTTGCAGCATCAGAAAGCATAGTTTCATCTTTCTTAGTTTGCATAGATATCATATCAGCACTTACAGCTAATCCAGTACCTTGAGGACCAGCAGGATTAGGTCTACCTTCAACAGTTAACTTCATGAATTCTTGATAAGGTTCAGTAAATGCTCTTACATATGAAGCCCAAAATCCTTCTCTTCCACCACCAGGACCATAATGAGCAACAGATGTAGTTTCACGAGCTTGTTCCTTTAGCGCTTGTTCAGGATATAAAGCTTGAGCAACTTGCGCGCCTACAGCTGTATTTACTCTGTCCATACCTAAAATACCAAATCTATCAGGTTTGTTTTTATTTACAGGTGCTTGTATACCTGGTTGAGTAATATGATTCTTTCCAGGGATTGTAGGTTGTGTATAAGATAATTTAGGATTTGTTACAACTCTTATTTCATCTGTAGTTTTAGGCAAAGCATATTCGCGCATAGCATCTTGTTGATATCCACCTGAAGGTAAATTTGTATATCCATCATTTATACCAGGACCAACATTAACTCTATCAATAGGAAACACATTACGCATTTGTTGACTTGATACTACACGCGATTGTTCAAAATCAGTTTCTACTTGTTTACCAAAAGGGTTTCCAGTTCCAGGTTTAGTATCATAAAATGACATAGTTTCTCTTTTTTGGAAATATTCTTTTCCTGCGCCTGTATGAGCATCTAAAATATGATCCGTTCCACCAGAATACATAGATTGAGTAACTCTTGGACCAAAAAAGGGTACTTGATTACCATGTCCTTTAGGTTCTTGATTATGTACAACATTATCATTATGTTTTAAAGTAGTTCTGGGTTGTAAACTATGAAATCCTTCTTGTTGAGGTTCTTGGACAGCTAGCATATATCCAACAGCACCTAAACTTAATAAAAGAGCAAGTTCAATCATTTCTTATTTATATTATTACTTAATTTTTTTCTACCTGATAATTGTTCAATAGGAAAAATAGCATGTTTTTGAGGTTTATGTAATAACCATGTAAATGCTCTATGATCTTGTTTTTCTTCGCCTGAATATACTGGATTAGGATTATCTTGAGATTTTGGTGGAATATAAACTCCTTTTTTAATAGGTGTATCTAAAAAATAATTCATTCTTTTTATAATACCTTAGTAATATCTTTTTCTAATTTTCCTAAATCAGATAATTTAGGTTTATTTAGTAATTTTAATTCACTACTTTCAGACCATACATTTCTATTAAATGGTGATAGAGAAATACTATTCATCATTTTCTTAAACTTATCAACCATTTGATCAAATGCTTTAGGATCAGTTCCAGGTAATGGTAAAGGTAATTGTGATCCTTTTGAAGCAGGTTTAATACCAAAACAATTTACACCGAATTTCAATGAAGGATCAAAATATCCACCATTTACACCTGGTCTTCCACATCCTGTTCTTTTTATAGGATCTTGTTCTTGTTGTAATAATGACCATGTAGATTCTTGAGTTGGGAATAAGGCCATACCACCAGCTGACCATCCATATCCACACCATTCTGCACCCTTGGAAAATGCATCCATAACTTGATCATAAGATGCTAATTCAGATTTATATGCAGCACATACAGCAGGAGCATCTGTATAAGTAAATTGATTACCTTCAATATAAAATACTTCTTTGGTTTCAAGGTGTGAAATAGGTTTATCTACAGAATGATCTTTAGGTGCAGCTGCATTTTCATGAAAATCCATTTCAAATCCTGAAGGTGTAATATTATACTTTAAAACACCAAAGATATTTAATAAATAAGCTATAAAAGCAGCTAAACACAAAACTATTCCAAAAGCTAAAAAATTACCTGTCCCAATTAAAACTATAAATGAGATTATTGCTAAACCAAGTATAGTCCATGTTAAAATAACAGGATATTGAAGCATCTTTTCTTCTTATTATTCTTGATAATATATTAAAACGCGCATTAATGAACTTACAGGAAATTCATTTTCTTTAAATGATCGTATATTCGTATCATCAAACACATGCCATAAATTATTATGACGACTAATACAATTCCAATGACCACCATTAAAACACAAGGCACTTAAAAGAATATACTTTTTAGAATTTATTATAATTGAACTTGAATAATCAGTTTTATTTCTTGGATGATTATATACATGAATAATTAAAATCTTAGGTAAATTTTTAAATAATAATTGTTTAGTTAATTTTTCTTGACATTTTTCACATTTCGAATCTTCTAAAATTTCTTCTTTAATTTCATTATCTAAACATTCCAAAATAGTTTTTTTATCAGAATTTGGAAATAAACTAATTTCAATTTTTGTATCTTCTTTTAAAGATTCATAATCACATTTCGAACATTTAAATTTATCACATGTTTGAAATTTACATAAATCTTCTAACCATGGTAATTTATCTAATAAATATATCAGTAATTCATGACTATCGCCAATAGTACGTCCAGCTAATAAATCTTTATGATCAATTACTTTAAAGAATTCAGGCAATCCTTCAGATCCATTTGAATTATATATTTTTCTTAAAGATTCTTGAATTACTATTTCTGAATCTTTTTGAAATGATAATTGTAAATCAGGTATTCGAAATAGTCCTTGTAAACATGCATTAACCCAACAACTTCCACTATAATTGTGTAATCCGAACATCTTTTAATATTTAAACTCTTATTAGCATTTAAATAAAAATGGATTGTTTCCGTTTTTTGAAACAAATATTTTAAAAAGAAAGAAAATGGAGATTGATTATTATCTTGGTCCTATGTTTTGTCTTGTATCTTATAATCATAAGAGTGCAGAGTATTTCTGTATTCAAAAATATCAGATTTATGCTGTTATTGGTACTTTCTACTTATTTATTTTAGTATGTCTTATTATAGATATTCTAAAATGTTTGAAAAATTGTTATAAATTAATTATGTCCTAAACAAATTTACAAGGTTTTTACACTTAAATGAAATAAGATGCTTGAAATATATTTTTATTTAAAAGATTTTGTAGATCTAAGACAAAAATGTAAAATTGATTTGTCATTAATTCCATCAAATAAATTAGCAGATGAATGTGATCAAATATTACAACATCATAATGATGATACAAGTATATTCTTAGGATATTTAGATCCTGGATGGATGTTAGATTCTAAAGATGAAGGAAGAATAAGAAGAGTAATAAGAAAATTTAAATGTTATTTAATATGTTTACATCCTCAATCATTACCATTTTCATGGAAAAACGAAATTAGTTTAGCTCATACAAAATTTATAGTAAACGAACATGCAAGAACCTAAATTATCAACTATGGTTGTTCTATATAATCTTAATTTAAAAATTAATACTTCTTTAATTTTAGAAAATCTTCCTTTAGATGATAATATAATTAAAATTGAAAAAAAAGGTGTTTTAGTTAGAGGTACATCATCAAGAGATAAAATTAAAAGAAGATCAACTAAAAAATCAAAAGAATCCAATACTGGATTTGGTAGAAATTCTATTACAATTGTTACTTTAAATAATGGCGATGGGTCTCTACCTCTAAAAGAAATCACTACAAAAATATTTCAAAATGGTGTATTTCATATGACCGGCATTCTAGATCCCCTTTACGACGAACATACTCTAAAATATATTCTGAATAAAATATTCTCATATTGTTCTCAAAGTATTCTGGATTTTAATAATACTTATGAAATTCTTAAAAGAAGAGTTGTTCTAATGAATTATACTACTGAAATTCTTCCTAAAAATACTATACCAAGAGAATTATTATATAAAAATATTAAGAACTTACACGATCCTAATATTGTCGCATCATATGATCCTGATGTATATCCTGGCGTAAAAATACAATTTATTGATTCTAATTGGACAGCTAAAGTTTTCCGTACTGGAAAAATGATTTTAACAGGTGTAACATCAAAAGATGATTGTTTTAAATTCATTTCATTATTAATTGATTTATTTAAGATTTCTCTTCCATTAAAATAAGAATGAAATATGGATTTCTTTGTTGTGGTCCATCAGGTGTAGGAAAATCATCAAATATTCATAAAATGCTTGAAAATGCAAATTTAAATAAAGATGATTTTTTATTAATTGATCCTGATAAATTAGAAGGCACACATATAGAACAATCATCTAAAGCTCTTGAATTAGTTTATGATTCAATTAAAAATAATAAATCTTTTGTTTATATTGCTACATGTGGAGGAACAAAAATCATTATGGATATTTTATTAAAACTTAAAAAAAAGAAATTTCGTAGTATTGTTGCTATTACTTATACTTCTTTACCTATTGCACTCAAACGTATTTCTCAAAGATCTGAACAACTTGTTCCAGAAGAAGTAGTTGAAGATTTACACAAATTTTTCAAAACAAAAGCTGAAAGATTTATGTCTTTATCTAATATAGATCAAATATATCTTTATAATAATAATACTAATTTCAATTTACTTTTATCTAAAAAATCAAAGAAAATTGTATGTTCTGAAGGAAATGATGAATTTTATTTTGATATTTCAAAGTATTGTTCTTAATTTACAATTGGAACAGAATCAGTTTGTTTAGGTGTTTGATCCCAATATGTTAAGATTATCCATGAAAATACTAATTGTCCAACTTGCATACACATTAATAATAATAATAAATAAAATAATGGTTTTCCTGATGTATAATAACTAATTTTATTTTCGTCTAGAGTTAGAACTATGACGAATGCGAGAAGTATGCTTGCGCCTATTCCGCTTAGAACGCTTATGAGAGTTATGTCTGACATTCTTCTTATTTCTTTTAGTACGAGAATGTCTTTTTCTTCTTTTACCACCTAATTTAACTTTATAAGGTTGAGCAGAACCTAATTTATCATATACTTGTGAACTTCTTAATTGATTTAATCCACCTAATAATTTAGCTGTATTTCCTTCTGCTGATACACCTGAAATTGTTTGGCCTTGAATAGTAGGAGTATGAGGAATTTCAACTAATCCTCCACCGCGCATAGTTACACCTGCTTTTTGGGCATGTCCAGCTTGTGCTTTTATAGATGAAGCAGTTTTTACAGCACCGTGTTCTAATAATCCACCTTGAATATTAGATTTAAATCCTGGATGTTGTGGAGGTAATCCTGACGCAATAAGTTGTCCTGATGAATTTATGTGCGCTGGAGCTAGCATCTTAATGTATTGCATAGAAATAATAATAAAATGTCAACTTTAAATGCCATACAAATTCAATCATTAGTACGTAATATGGATGAATCATTACGTAAATATAAAAAATTAAAACAAACTAATAATGCATTATGGTTAAAAAAAATTCAAGATGAGAATAAAAAATTATTTATGGAATATCCTACTATATTCAAAATGCATATTGAAGGTAAATTAGATGAAACTTTTTTTTATATGCTTCAACTAAGACATAAAATTGAAAAAGGTGAAATGACTGAAGATCAAGCATCAGTATTAGTTGGTCAAAAATTATTTAATAGATATGTTGATCCTGTAATTAATAATACACCTAAAGAACCAACTTTAACATATGAAGAATATTATAAAAAATTTGAAAAATAATCATTATTAATTATAATAAAAGATGTCTACAACCGAATTAATTACATTTAAATTTAGAAGAGGTGTAGCTTTACAATGGTCAAACGCAAATCCAATTTTAGCTCAAGGTGAACCTGGATATGAAACAGATACAGGATTATTAAAAATGGGTGATGGATTAACACCATGGAATTCATTGAGTTATTTTAGTGATTTGCTAAATCCGAATGGATCTGTTGCTTTAGGTTTATTTGCTGGATCTACGGGTCAAGGAACTAATGCTATCGCAATAGGAACGAGTGCAGGGGCATCTCAACAAGGTGCAAATTCTATTATTTTAAATGCTACTGGAGTTGCAGTAAATGGTTCAACAGCAAATGCTTTTTTTGTAAAACCTATTAGAACAGATTTAACTCAAACTACTCCTTTATGCTATAATTCTGCAAGTGGTGAAATTGTTGTTGGCACTAGTAGTGCATCGGGTGGAACAGGAACATCGTCAATTGGTCCTACTGGTCCTACAGGTCCTACTGGTCCTTCTACTTTTAGTAATTCAACTGATGTAAAAATTGGATTAAGAGCAGGTGAAACTTTAGGAGTTGGTTCTTATAATATTGCAATTGGTTATGAAGCAGGGCAAATATTACAAAGAGGTGGTTTTGGTAATACTTTTAATGATGGGTTTGCTACTCTTGCTATTGGTAGACAAGCAGGACAATTTGGACAAGGTATTGCGTCTATTGCTATTGGTAGTGGTGCAGGTAATACTGGTCAAGGTTCTTCATGTGTGGCAATAGGTTTAAATGCAGGTAATACTGAGCAAGGTTCTCAATCTATTGCTATGGGCTTCAATGCAGGTTTACGTAAACAAAAAGATTATGGAACTGCAATAGGGTATTATGCTGGTGTTGATAATCAAGGAGGCGGTGCAATTAGTTTAGGAACATATAGTGGTACTACTGATCAAGGAGAGTACGCGGTTGCTATTGGTAGTGGTGCAGGAAATACTGGACAAAAAAATAATGCAGTTGCTTTAGGGGTTAATGCAGGTACAAATACACAAGGTATGAATGCTATTGCTATTGGCAATCAAGCAGGATTTCAAAATCAACCTGCAAATTCTATTATTTTAAATGCTACTGGAGTTGCAGTAAATGGTTCAACTGCTAATGCTTTTTTTGTAAAACCTATTAGAACAGATTTAACTCAAACTACTCCTTTATGCTATAATTCTGCAAGTGGTGAAATTGTTGTTGGTACTAGTAGTGGTGGTGGAGTTACTGGTCCTGCTGGTCCTACTGGTCCTTCAGGTGGACCTATTGGTCCTACTGGTCCTGCTGGTCCTACTGGTCCTTCAGGTGGACCTATTGGTCCTACTGGTCCTGCTGGTCCTACTGGTCCTCAGGGTCCTACAGGAGCATCTTTTAATAACAATTCAACTGAAGTAAAGATTGGTTTAAATGCTGGAATCGGACAAAATTCTGGAAGTAATTCCATTGCAATTGGCAA